AGATAAAACCTTGTATCCCAAAGATGGCTATTTGTTTTATGCGGGGTATTCCAAGCAGATTGCACCGGATGATTTTCACGAGGAAGAAATTGAAGATATTAAAATTTGCCCTATGTGTGGCAGAAGGTTAGGTGAAAGCAATGGATAAACTTGACGTTACATTTCAAGGCACTGTGAGCGAATATGAAAACTGCATGTGCAGTTGCTGTCACGATTCCGCAAAAGTGCTGAAACTGCAAATACCAGAAACGCTTTATTTCGATGGAAAAAGTTTGTCTACAAAATATCATGGTGTGTGGGTTTGCAAGTCATGCGCTCAAAAAATGATTGGTGAACTTGAAAAGCTAATACCTCAGCCAGAAAATAAACCCTTAACTTTAGAGCAGCTAAGGGGGATGGATGGGATGCCAGTATATTGTATTGGGATAGTAAACAAAGGTCTTGACGGATATGGGCTTGTCAATGTTAAGGACGCAGAAATTATAGATTCCCATTGCGATTGCTGGACTTTTAAAAAATATGGAAAAAATTACATTGCATATCGTGCAAAACCAGAACAGGAGGAATCCAAATGACAGATAAACAGCTTGATGAAATAAAAGAGTGCTATGACAATATCATGTCACGGGATAAATTTATTGATCATGCCAGAGAAGATATACCTGGTTTAATTGCCGAAGTTGAACGGCTGAAAGCGGGAAATAATGCATTAGCGGCAAATGGTGGCAAATACATGAAAATAGCAGGATATCGTTACGAATTGTTTGAAAAAGTATCTGACGAACTGGAAAAAGCGGAACTTGAAAATGCCAAACTAAAAGAAAAATTAATGTCAGCTCATGATGAATGGCAAGCACTGACTATTTTTTTGGAGGGAATGAAAAAAGGAAATTCGATTCTTAAAAAAGCACTGGAATTAGCTTGTGATGAATGCAGTTTTAGAGAGCACCCATATGATGAATATATTCAGCAAGCGCAGGAGCAGGAGGCAGAGAAATGAGGCTGATAGATCTTGCCTTGAAAATGCTGACGAGAGCAAGAGAGAAATGGATGCTAAACCACAACAGCGATTTTGACGCTGATTTTTATGCAGGACTTTTCGAAAACGCAAGAATCAGCTTGGAAAAAATTAATGAAAATTGCAGTGAAGATAAGGAGGATAAAAACAATGAAAATTGGGCGCAAAAGGTGGGTTATTGTTAGAGATAACGGCGCAGAGATATTTTGTGGGCTTGCTAGACACTACCAGTTCAAGCCAATAAATGATATTAGAGATACCGCAATAAAAACATACTTAAGCCGCAACAAAGCAATAGCAGCGTTTGAAAGTAGTTGGGACGATTTTGACGATATTCGATATAAGGCGGTGGAAGTCACCGAAACCATATGTAGCGAGGAGGACACATGACACGCTTAGAATTAAATGCCTACATATCAGAGCGGAACCGGCTGAACACTAAAATCAATCAGGCTCTTGAAAATGCTACAATTGAGCGCTTAAAAGGCTGCAAAGTTACTCCTACTTACTCAGACATGCCTAAAGGTGGTCAGAGCAGCGATAAAGTGCAAAATGCGGTCGAATTAGCCGATAAATACACGCAAGAAGCAAACTTACTTATTGACAAGCTTAATAGCCTTAAAGAGCCTGTCAGAGCCTTTATAAACGATTTGCCAAAAACTGCACAAAGAAAAGTATTTTATTACCGGTATATATCTGAAAGTTATGGCAAAACAAAAATATGCTGGTCTTGGCGGGATATTGGAAGGATTATGGGAGTTTCTAAGCCTTATGTTATAGCTCTTCATAAAAACATTATTTTACAACATATGGTATAAAGTATTGACAGTTACCCCTATATGTGGTATAATTGCCTTAATCAGAAGTGTAAGTTAATCTTCTGGATATAACAAAATAGCCATAGCAAATAAATGTTGTGGCTATTTATATGAGCCGATAGAACGCTAGACGGCAAAGGGCAATAACCTTTTCGACTCACCAAAAACTAATTGATGGAAACATCTGACAAATCGGAAGAGTTTACGGTTGACAGCCGGACAGACGGCATTAAATAAGCTTACTTCAATTCACTTCCCTTCTTTCTTTTACTGAGAGGCATCCGTTATTTACGGGTGTCTTTTAGTTTATCCAAATATATTAACAGAGGATTATTATGAAAAGATTTGTTTATGTCAAAATATGCACTGATAAATTCTGCGATTGGAACGAGTTTAGACGATGCGGGAAACCATTTTGCATATTTTCTCGTTGTGTAAAAAATAAGTTTAGGAAACAAACCGCCAAATAAAACAGGGCGGAATATATTATGGGGGAAACATTATGACATGTGATATCAGTAACTTTTTGATTATGAACAAACCTAAATCTAAATAAATTTTAAGTTAAGGAAGGTGGCGATATGGCTAAGGGAAAATATGAATACTGGTTGACTGATGATGGATTATTACTACTGTCTGCCTGGGCGAGGGATGGGCTTACCGATGAACAGATATCACATAATTGCAATATAACTGCAACCACTTTGTATGATTGGAAAAACAAATATCCTGAGATTTCTGAGGCCTTAAAAAAGGGCAAAGAAGTTGTTGACATTGAGGTTGAAAACGCCTTGCTTAAACGGGCTATAGGATATGAATATACAGAACAAAAGATTGAAATTGAAAATGGGAAAAAGAAAGTAACGCAGACAATAAAACATATTTCTCCTGATGTCGGGGCAGCTGCTTTTTGGTTAAAGAATAGACAGTCTGCTAAATGGCGGGATAAACCAGACACAACCGAAGAATCAGACAAAGGGGTGCAGATCATTGACGATGTGTAAAATATCAGAGATTATCTCTCCTGCTTTTTATGATGCTCACAAGGCTATTAAAAGCCATGAAATAAACGAACTGCTTGCAAAAGGTGGCAGAGGCTCGACTAAGTCAAGTTTTATATCTGTTGAGCTTATATTATTGCTTATTAAAAATCCTCAATGCCATGCTGTTGTAATGCGCAAGATTGGCAATACATTGCGGTCAAGCGTTTATGCTCAAACTTGTTGGGCTATCTCTGAATTGGGTTTATCAGCAAAGTTTAAATGCACTGTGTCCCCTATGGAGATTACATATATTTCAACAGGGCAAAAGATATTATTTTTTGGCTTAGACGACCCCGGAAAACTTAAGTCTTTAAAAGTTCCATTCGGGTATGTCGGCATTGGCTGGTTTGAAGAATTAGACCAGTTCGCCGGTGAAGAAGAAATAAGAAACGTGGAGCAGTCGCTATTCCGTGGCGGCTCTTTTTCGTTTGCCTTTAAAAGCTTCAACCCACCTGCAATGGCTCGTAATTGGGCAAACAGATACGCTTTAGAAGCTAAGCTGGGCAAGCTGGTACATAGCAGTACATACCTCACAACGCCCTCTGAATGGCTCGGGCAGCGTTTTATTGATGATGCCGAACATTTGCGGTTAACAAAGCCTATAGCATATCAGCATGAATATTTAGGCGAAGTGGTTGGCAGCGGAACGGCTGTGTTTGAAAATGTGGCGTTCGAATCCTTGACCGATAATGCCATTAAATCATTTGATTATCATTATTTCGGGCAGGATTGGGGCTGGTATCCAGACCCTAACGCCTTTGTAGGCTGTGCCTATGAAGCCAGTGCCAAGAAATTATATATCTATGAAGAACACCGGGGGAATCGCTGTTCTAACGTTGAATGGGCTAAAAAGATAGAACATCATAAGGATGATATTATCAGGGCAGACCCCGGAAGCGGTGGAGATCGCAATGTTTCCGATTTCCGCTCATGGGGTTTTAGAATGCGAGAAGCTGAAAAAGGGCCCGGAAGTGTTGCTTATGGCATTAAATGGTTGCAATCTCTTGAACAAATTATAATAGACCCTGCACGATGCCCGGAGGCCGCTAAAGAGTTTTCAGAGTATGAATATGAGCGAGATAAAAAAACCAATGAAGTCTTAGAGGGCTATCCAGATGCAGCTAACCATTTTATAGATTCCACAAGGTATGCTTTAGAATCAGTTTGGAAAAGGCGGGGGAAATAATGGTTAAGTTCAAACAATGGCTATATAACAAATTCCTCCCCGCATGGTGCAAAGACAATTTGCTAGAAGAAAATGCAAGATTAAAATTAAAACTTGCAGATTTAAAACAAGAAAATGACCGCTTAAACGCTTATATTGAGGGATTGCATGATGCTATGCGATTGCAAAAGCGTGTGATTATTAAAAACGAGGGGGTGAAACGTGAATGAGTATATTTTCCGCACTGTTTAATAACAAAATATATAACTTTGAACAGGCTTTCAATGTAAAAGATATTACCTCAACTGAAATGCAAGAGGCTATTCGAGATTGGTTTACGCTTTACTTTGATGGTATAACCGATATAGATACAACAATTGAATACGATGATTGCCAACGGTTGCCGGTGCTGATTGTTAATAAGATTGTTAAAACAGCGTTCAGTGAATACGAAGTCTCAACCTCTAAAACAGGTTCTAAGGCTGACTTTGTTAATTCCTTGCTTTTAAAAGCTGATGCTGCTAAGAAAACTATTATGCAGTTTGCTTTGACTGGTGGGGAGTGCTTCATAAAGCCTGTTTTAACATCTAAAGGATTTGAACTATCAGCAGTTAGACGCGATTGTTTTATTCCTCTCGCCCGTGATGTTACAGGCCGTCCAACAAGCGTAGGAACAGCCGAGTTTACATCATTAGGCGGTAAATATTATACCTTGCTAGAACGGCGTACAGTAGGCTTAAATGGAGCGTTAACAATAGAAAGCAAACTATATGTATCTGATAGCAGAGATATACTAGGCACGCTTACAAATCTAAATGCAATTGAAAAATACGCTACTTTGCAGCCTATTGTTGTTTTGCCGGGTATTTATAATCTTGGTATGGCATTGGTTAAAACACCGATGATGAACTCTGTTGATGGCACTAATGACGGCGTGAGCATTTATTCTGCTGCTACTAAGTTAATCAAAATTATCAATCGAAATGAACAACAGCTTAACGATGAATTTGACAATGGGGCCTCACGCATTATAGCAAGCAATGACATGATTACAACCGACAGCGTAACCGGAAAAAAGAAAATGTCAAGTAAACTGTTTATTGGCATTGACGATGATCAGGACGATGTTGGAGTGACAATATTTAACCCTAATTTGCGTGAAGCTTCTTATTTAGCTAGAAAACAAGAATATTTAAGAAACATTGAATCTCTTATCGGCTTAAAGCGTGGAATCTTGTCAGAGGTTGAAGCCACTGAACGCACAGCCACGGAAATTACATCAAGCCAAGGCGATTACAATTTAACTATAATTGATTTCCAACAAATGTGGGAATCAGCATTAAGGGAATTGATTGGTACATGCGACCGATTAGGGCAGCTTTATAAATTATGCGATTCTTCCTTATTTGATGTTGAAAAGGATTTAATCGTGGATTGGGGGGATGGTGTATTATTCAACCGAGATAAGGCTTGGGAGGGATTAAGTGGCATGGTTGGCTCTGGAATGCTCAAACCAGAAATAGCCGTAGCGTGGTATTATGATATTCCTTTTCCCAAAACACCGGCAGACTTGGAGAAAATAAGAGAAATGTACATGCCAGAGCTAGAACAGCTTACGGAGGGCGGTGAGAAATAATTGTTAACTCCCGAACAAATCGCCGCTTTGCGTGATGCTGCTAGTAGGGTGTCAGACCCGATAAATGATTTTCTTTTGAAAGATATTGCAAGGCGCATATCCGAAGCTGGACAGCTTACAAGCACAGCAACCTATCAAATCTACCGAGCGCAACAGATGGGTTTATATCGGCAGCAGATAGAGAAAAGATTGCAAAAGATGTTGGGCGTATCTCAACAGGAAATTAAAAAACTATTAACACAGTCTGCCAAGGTTGGATATAACTTTGATATTAAAAACTTTTCAGGCCGTGCAGTAGCTTTTGAGCGCAACAAATCAATACAACAGATGGTTAAAGCAGCCGTAGAACTTGCACAGGATGATTTTACTAATTTAGTTCAAACGCTCGGCGTGGTTGATGCTAACGGAGTTGGACAGCCGTTAAGAAAAGCATATCAGAACACAATGGACTATGCTTTTAAACAGGTGTTTACCGGTGCCGCTGATTATCAGACCGCTATCCGCTCTGCTGCACGTAATATAGCCAATATGGGTATCAGGGTTATTGATTATGAATCGGGCGTACATACAAGCCTAGAAGCCGCTACACGGCGTAATATCATGGGCGGCCTTGGTTTAATGCAAGAAAAGATATCCCAACAAAACCATGATGATTTAGGCGCGGACGGTTGGGAAATATCAGCACATGCAGGTAGCGCACCAGACCATGAACCGATT